ATGAGTTTTATGTAAATATGGATGATTATTCAGTGACCAGTTTAATCGAATCTCGCAATGAGTGGAGCGTTCGTCTTTTGAACATTCTCACCCCATTAGTGATATCAGGTTTCAACTCTATATGGAAGGATGCATTTACTACTGCAACAAAGCATAATGAGTCAAGCAAGTATTTAATGACATTTCAGAATTACCTGAGTCAAATTCCAAAATGGAGTACTGCTATTGTCCAGGCAGAGGTAGAGCGGATTGTTGATAAGAGTGGTTGCAATTATCTTGAAGACCTACTATCGTGTGTCCATATTATCCAATTGAAAACACTAAGCTGTGTTCGTGTAGGACAACGTCAAAAGAAAGTGGAAATTGAGATCCCATCCTTAGCTTCATTCGTCCACAATATCTACATTAACTGTGCTCGTAAAATCTACACTAACGTGTATTTGTTCGAGACAGATATTCCATCTCTACAGGTTCAGAAGAACAACCGAGAACTTGAAACGATCATTCGCGAGTGTATAATGAACACTGTGCGTGAGAGTGTGCCGACTGAGAAGATATTAAGGGCCTATATGGACGAGACTGTTGAAGAGGACGTTGAAACTAAAGAAGAGATTGTTCACGTTCCTTGTGAAGACGAGGAAGAATTGGGTAACGAAGAGGCCAAACCACTTGAAAAGCCTACTGTTGAAACAGCAGGTGATGATAAGAAAGATACAGCTTCTTCAGAAAGTTCAACAACGTCAAACGAAGCTACTGATGTAGGAAGTGTTATGAAGGCAGATGAACTTGCTTCAGCTTTAACGGTAGATACTGATGAACACGATATGTCAAACAACAGTAATTCAATTAACATTGAAACAGCTAAGGAAGTTTCAAAGGAAATGGATGAGGTAGAGAAGCCAGCAGCTTTAAAATTCAATGACAACGATGAAGCGATCAGTGTAGAAGGAGTGAAGGAAGTTATAGATGCCCCAAAGACTATTGATAGACTGGAGCATATAAGCGAAGTCAACTTTGCAAAGAGAAAGGCCGAAGAGGAAGAAGAAGATGAAGAGGAGCGGCTTAATATAGGAGATTCGGTGAGTTTAGAGTTTGACGACATTGTCAGTTTAGGCGAACCCAAGTTTTAAAGAATCAGCTGACTTGCTTGTTTAATTGCGTTATTAACATATTACCTTTTTATTATTGGTAGTTAGATGGAGAACTTCTTGGCAATTGCTTCAGTTATCGCGATTATTTTTGCACTATTGAGTGTTATTGAAGCACGTTTTATTCGTAAAGATGGAACGCCGTTCAAGACTCATATCAAGAACACCGTATTGGTGTTTGTTAGTGCGATGGCTGGAATGTTTATAATGCAGAGTATAGGAGATTCGAGTGTCGCAGCCCCACAACCAGTTGGAGCGTTTACAGGCGCCCCTGGGTTTTGAATTTAGCAAGCGTCTTAGTTTGACTTTAACAATTGATATGTATAGTTATAGTCAATCAGAATTAGCATAGCTTGGCAAACTATCAATATTCATAATATTGGTGCCTTTTTTGATGTTTTTGCGGGCACATTTGAATTTTTGGAAGATGGGCTTTTCCAGTTGGCTCAAAGGTGTATGCTTACTCACGGTCCTAGCAATCATCTTGTAAAGCTTAAAGCCTGGATATCTTTCATCACCATTTGACTTCCACAAAATATTCCTTCCCTTGTCGTCGTTGCACCATTCGCTAACGAGAAGAACAACTGGGTCTTTAGTAGTTTTGATATCTTCTAGGTCTTCGGTTAGGAAGTCAATTAGGGATGTGCCAAGCCTACAAAGATCAAAACTGAAATTTGGCTCTAAGCGTGGGCGGTCCTTATTATAATGCCTTCCAAAGTTAAATTGTGTATGTGCATCTCCGTCTTTATGGAAACTATCGCTACAAACATTATGGCCCCGGAACTTATATGTAGCTCTTCCAAAGTCTATGATCTTGAATATTCTGCCATAAGTAGGAACCTTATAGTGCGTGTCATTTACCTTGTAATAAATGAACTGTTTTTTGGTAGGAACGAACATTATGTTGTTTGTATGTAAATCATTGTGCTGGAATTCAAAGCATTTTTGATAGGCTATAAGCGTCATAATAACTTGCATTAGAGCAGCGATGAGTTCCTTATTACCAAAGTCTTCGTCATGAGCACAGAGATGATCTAAAGTGTTTTCGCACTTTTCAAGGAAAATGGCTTGGGAAGGGAAATCGTATATTGTGATATTACACACTTCCTCACTTTCACAGGATGATGTTGAACTACTACAGTTACTGTCAGAATGATCAGAGCACTGGCTCTTACTGTCCTGGGAGTCTTGGCTGTCGGTCGCACTACCGTTAGATGAGGAAGAAGACCTGGTTATAGAGGTTCGGGAGCTACACGTTGTTGATGAGCTTCTTGAATGAGAACGGTTGTTTGACGTCTCTTCTACGCTTGAATTCATCTCACCTTTGAAAGCATTCACTACTTCTTCGGTTAATTCCAAGAATTGGGACTCATCGGAAGATTCGTGTTTCTCGAATACATCATTTAAGAGCTCGATTTCTCCAATATCGTCGAATTCTAACCTTTCTAATGGCTCTCCTAAGCATAGCTTTCTTTTCTTGGACCTTGAATCGTGTTCGAGCATTTCACCCATCATTTGTATGCCAGTGTCAGTTAACTCATATAATGTATCCTTATTGGACAGGAAAAACTCGCTGTTCATTAAATATTCGAAGTCATCAAAAGCGTCTACAACAAATCTGCGTTTTCTACCAATTAACGTCCCATAACAATCAAGTGCATTAATGAAGTTGTGACTATGTAGCATTTGACTTGATAAATACGAGAAGAATCCATCAACATAACTGGTATTATCGTAATCTTGGATTTTGGGATGTGCGTACGAAGGATCAATTGTTGGCAGGTTCTTCAAGGAATCTGAGCTTGTATCATATTTACCAACCAAATACCTAATGGGATCTAACAGAGGCGAATACTTTACAAATACATCGTTTATGATTTGTTTGGAGCTGTTATCACAAGTTAATTTGATACGATGATCGTCTTGGATGGCTTCCTTAATACTGTTAAACAAATAAGGGAAATTCAGTGTAGTAGACCGGAAATTGGAGTCATTCAACTCAAGGAAAATGTCATTGATCGGTGAATAGAGTTGAGCGTGCGTAAACCCAAGAGGTTCATTCTCCATTTGTTTGACAAGCTCTTCAATAGATGGCTTCTTATAGCTGAACTCTATCTTCATGTTCTATCCAATAATACAATAAAAAACAAAAGCTTTTAACTCATATTTGCGTCAAACGGTTATACAAAAAAGAGTTCTTAGTTTATAGGAAGCAATGAGCAGTAAACAAAACCAATTACAATTGAAAAAGTGGAATATGAGAAACATTAAGTTTAAGCCTGATGAGAACAAAGGACCTGTTGTAGTGTTAATTGGAAGACGTGACACGGGTAAAAGTTTTTTAGTCCGCGACCTTCTTTATTATCATCAAGACATTCCAGTAGGAACGGTAATATCTGGAACTGAGATGGGGAATGGTTTTTATGGGCAAATGGTTCCAAAGCTGTTTATTCACAATGAATACAATACTGGAATCATTGAGAATATATTAAAGCGGCAAAAAGCTTGTATCAAGCAATACAATAGAGAAGTTGCAACATATAAAACAACAAAGCTAGATCCACGGTGTTTTGTGATCCTGGATGATTGTTTGTATGATGACTCTTGGGCGCGCGATAAAATGATGCGTTTGTTGTTTATGAATGGACGTCACTGGAAGGTGATGCTAGTCATTACAATGCAATATCCTTTAGGTGTACCTCCAGCTTTAAGAACAAATGTGGATTATGTATTCATTTTAAGAGAACCATATCAATCGAATAGGAAGCGTATTTGGGAAAACTATGCTGGGATGTTTCCCACATTTGACTCTTTTGAGCAGGTCATAAAACAGACTACTGAGAATTTTGAGTGTTTAGTAATCGACAATAACTGTAAATCTAACAAGTTAGGTGATACTATTTATTGGTATAAGGCAGAAGGTCACGGTCCTTTCAAGTTGGGTAGTAAGCAGTTCTGGGACTTGTCAAAAGACTTGGACTCTGATGATGAAGAAGAAGAATTTAATCCAGACATGGCCAAGAAGTCAAAAGGTCCCCGAGTCAATGTCCGCAAAACAAAATGGTAACTTCATAAACGGAGACATAGATTACTCTAAGTAAATATGTTTCTGTTATTCAATGCATCTTTTGCCAATTTCTCTTTTAAATTAGAAATCGCAATATTCCGCACAAGATCAATTTTATTACATTTATGTTGTTCTGGCAGTCGATGTGCCAAGCAGTAATCTGAACTGCAATATGAACAATGCCCTACTATAAAGGCATTCTTCTTTTTGCATTCTTCAAAGGAACATACCATATCTCTAGCTTGATACTTATGTTATGTTCATATTTTTAAGCAGTTTGCGTCTACTCGTTATTTGACTCGTCATTGGCAGCATTTACCTTGGCAACGACTTCTGCGTTATGCTCCTTGATCATTGACTCCGTAACGATATTGTCACCCTCAAACAACTCAGAACGGATGTCCGCACTAGAAACCTCCTCGCCTTGTCCCGTTAGATTAGTTACAGTGGAATTCACACCATCGACATAAACCAATTCGCCCTTCTCGTTAAGCGTCTGTGTGAGTACGTTACCAGACTTAGCAGCCAACTCCTCGTTATTCTTAATAGCCTTTGCCTTTGTTTCCTTCCGCCTGGCCTCAAACGCGTCCTTAGCTTTACGTTCGTTCTCCTGCTTCTCGTGCATAAGCTGATTAAGCTCCGGCTCAAGATACTCAACTCTTCCAGTCTTATAGGCTTCTGGGTGGAAAGGCATCCAAGTGCCAACCTGTCCAACATAAATCTCGTGTGCTCCTTCCTCCCACTCACGTAGAGTTTGGGCACGAAGCTCGGCCTCCTTCTGAGTATTATAGGAACCACGAATCTTGATTCCACGAGTATTAGTCTGGAAATTATAGGCTTCGTCAAACTCTTCATGTAGACGCTCCTCGTTGTTATCAAGGAAAGTCTTGTACTCGTCTTCCACACTAAATTCACCAAAAAGCATCTTCTGCTCCTCCTTGGAAAAGTTCTCAAGATCCTTTGTGACATCTTCCAACTTCAGATGATACTTAAATGCAATAAAACTCACAAACTTGGTAAACTTCTCCATCGCCTTATTCAGCCCCCACTGCTTAGTAAACTCGTTAAAGAAGAACATTTCCTTCTGCTTGAGAATCTTTTCAGGAGAGATAAAGCTAATACAACAAAACTTCTGACCCGAAATAGCTGGATCCTCAGTTAGAAGATCCATATATCGCTTGTTTTCTGAACCATCACTATTTGTAGGGAGGGTTACTCCTCGTGGCGCACTTCCGGCTTCAACCATTCTAATGTATAAAGGAAAGTTTCAAAAGCTTTAAATACTATATCAGCCAAAACAATTCTCCCTCCATTTATTAAGGCTCTTCTTTCAGATTTTTTCTGAACTATAAGTATAGCTATGAACTTCCTCGGAATGGTTGATCTCGAAGAGCTCGTGACTCGTGTCATTAAGTATCTTGTTGAGGGTCTTATGGTTGCCCTTGCCGCTTATGCTATCCCCAAGCGTTCTCTCCGTCTGGATGAGGTTGCTCTGATTGCATTGACCGCCGCTGCTACTTTCTCTATCCTTGATACCTATGTGCCTACTCTTGCTGGCTCTGCCCGCTCTGGCGCCGGTGCCGGTATTGGATTCAACCTTGTTGGCTTCCCCCGGTTCTAAATTAAGCAAATCTAACGTAGTATAGTAATTCTTCACATCTAATAAATGCTAAATGTGAAGTTAGTTAAAGCTATATAATTAAACAGAATACATTCTAATTAATAATAATGAGTGATCTTCTAGTTGCTATACCACTTATGGGTCTTACTGGATATGTACTCTATAATCACTATCTTTCTTTGAAAGATGTAACTATGATATATTTTACGGCTATTACCGCTTCCTATGCTACTTTCTCTATTCTTGAAAAGATATTTGGCCATCCTTGATACGTTATGATAGTAAAGCAAACCTTCACATCTATTTAAAGCTATATAATTAAACAGACTATATTCTGATTAATAATAATGAGTGACCTTAGTGACCTTCTTGTTGCTATACCAATTATGAGTCTGACTGGATATTTACTCTATAACGACTACATTTCATTTAAAGCTGTAACTATGATTTATGCTATAGGCATATACTTGTGGTAATGGATTGGATCAAGAATTTATTCATTCGTAACCAAGAATATAGGGAATTGGAGGTTGAAGAAGGTGAAAGCATGCCTCTTTTAAATGAGGAATTTGTGGACATTTCAAAAACCAATGAAACCATTTGTCTATCCTTAGATACGTCTAAATCAAGTCCAATTTTGGATACAAAACCAATAGAATCCAACAATTCATCTACTACTAACGATACGTATGAAAAACTGAAACACGAGGCAGAAAATATTAAAAAATGTGGGGTTGTGGCTGACTTTTACAAAAATATTGGCATCTTTTTATCCAATGACGAAACTATGGTATTCTTAGATGATTTTCATGTTGATAGTAGACCACAAACAACTCATTATTCAAAAAGCAACAATACATTACAATACTGCGAATATGGTTCTGCTTACCCTTAGATTGTAATCATTATAATCATTGTATTCGTTCTAACAATAACTATGATTATTCCAAGTTACGCTGGCTCATAAGCCAATCCTGTTCCAAATCCTTAAGCGAACGATGTTTTGTGTGCTGGTCCTTAGTTGTAGGAATAAATGGCCAATTCAGCTCATTACACATTTTCTTCCAAATCTCGTCTTGCTCCTTCAGTTTTTCTGGATCTTTGAGCATTTGGAAATAAGGCAGAAACTGTCGTTGGTCAACTAATTCACATAATTTATAGGCAGTGTAGTAATAATTGAGGAAGTTTGACCTGGAGTTAGGGCAAAATTTGGCATAAGGGGCCTGTAGTATCATAAACAGGTTGCATAGAGTTTCT